CTAAGTTATCCACATTTATTCAATGTCCGCTCTTAGGCGCGTGCCAAGGGTTTATGTGTTTTTAGGCTAAGTTCACTTTCACTTGCGTGTAAACTAAAGTCTGTTCTTCGCTTTTTACGGCCTTGCGTTTTCCTTTTATTAAGTTTTGCGTCATAGCTTCGTCCTTGTGTCGCTCTGGTTTTGCATTAGTTTTCTTGTCTGACATTAGCCGTAAATTTTTTAAATTTACATAATCTGGTGTAGTAGTTGTTTGTTCCATATACTTACCTATTTGTTCTCTTTGTTCTTTAGTATAAAGTTTATCTTTATAATATCTTGGTACAGGTGCTCTGTTACCTCCTTGAAGTGGTATATAAGCTCGGTTTAACAAGTCATTTGTATGCCAATTTCCTATATTTTTAAGATAATCAATGCCGAGACCTTTTGAGGATCGTTGGAATTCTTTTGTTCTTGTATCTCCTGCGTATTGTGGTACACTGCCTTTCTTGCTTATGTACTTTAATACATAAGCAACTGACTCTGCAGTAACAGTACCTACAAAAGTTTCTCCGTGAGGCCAATATTTTTCTATTGCGTTGAGCAATTGCACGGCTGATAAATCTGTATTTTTTACCATAAAAATAGCGTGATAATGTGGGCGCTGGCGGTTTGAGCCATACTCGCCACAAGCATAATATTTGAACGTAGTTTTTTTAAGGTTCTTGCGTAGCATTTTCCAATAGCTTGTAAGGTGTGAAGGCCATAAAGTTGGTCTGTTTTTAGGACAAAACATTAATTTATCTGGGTTGTAAGTTAGCGTTAAAAAGAAGGACGCACAACTATGCGCGTCCTCTTTCATCAATCGAGCCGACCAACCAGCAATTCGCTTGTTACGGCAATTTATACACTTTCCACAAGCGGTTGGGGCTTCATTGATAACTCTCTGATATAAACACTGAGGCATTATGTAAATGGTTGTTTTAATTTTAACTCGTAATCCCGTTTATAATACTTTCTATAATGAATGCAACTATATGGAATTTTTGCAAAGCCTATACCCTGATTCCATTTAAGATTAATTCTCTGGTGAATATCTAATTCAAGGTAAAGCAGCCAGTTTTTTTCTGGCTGCTTATCAAATAGGCTATATTGTTGGAGTGCCAAAGAATGGTAATTTTCTTCTTGCTTTAATTTTGTTTAAAATATGCATCCAAACATTATCTGTCTCATCTTGTACAGCAAATATTCGTTCTACATCTGCTGGCGTACATTCTATAAACTCCTCGCTTAAATTTGGCGCAGAGTTAAATATTCGTCCAAGATGCCAATAATCTAATGTAGTCTTAAAATCTCCAGCCACACGTGAATTCATGAATTTATACTCTGCATATCTTGGAATATATCCAAATAAATCATTAGAGGCGCTTGTGTATGCATATATTTCTCTTTTAAGCACTTCTTGTTCTCCAAGGTTTGCAAAGGTTGGGAATGCATAATCTAAATAATCTGTTCTTGTGAACATTTTGTGAATACCTTGTTGATAAGCGGTTTTAGGCATTATACTTATTATCCCAATTATCCAACCGTGCTCTTGAGCATAATATCTACCTAAACGCCCTTGTGTAACTCCAGCGGCGTGTCCAGTCATTGCACCTTGAGCGCTTCCAGTTTGCTCTACGTTTCCTGATTCTCCATTGAAAAAATCTGTTGGGCCCGTGTTGTTTAATACTTCTGTAACTATTACGGGTGCTTTTACGCCTGTTATGTATTCAGGGCGTTGTAATCTTGCGTCAGGTGATTTTACACCAAAATGTACTAAAATTTGTTCGGTATAACGCGTGCCACCTCTTGCGTTTTTTTCGAGCCATTCTTGTAATCTGTAGGCGCGGCGTAGGTCATTAATTGTTGTTGAACCTACTAATAATGTACCTTCAGGGTCATAAGCTTGTACTATTGACCCGCCTCCGACAGAAATAGCGCCACCGATAGAACTTGAATTATCAACAGCCCCTGAAGATAAACTACCGGTATCATCTCTAAATATTGGTTGATTTATTGTGCTATCCCAATTCGGGTCTAATACTACATTACCTAATGGTAAATCTACTGCAGCGCCTTTTTGTGCAAATGGTAAACACGAGGTGAAATAATCGTGTTCCCAAGCGCGATATCTAAGTTTTGTGTCGGGCATCATTTGCGCAGTCACATCTCCGTCAGGAAGTGCAACGGTTGCAACGTCAGGTATTGGAAGTATTAAATTTTGGTCGCGGTAATACTCATTATATATTAAATTATATGCTGCATAAGGCAATGCACTCACATTTTCTGCATTTGTATTGGCTACATAAGGAATACCTAAATAATCGCTAATTTGAATGAATTCAGGTGTAGGAGTTGTTACTCCGTTGCTATCTAATACCACGTATGGCGGAATATATGGGTTGTTGTTTCCGTCGGGTGTCCCTGATATAAATTCAGGCCAATTTGGCCAAAGTAAACGATTAGGCACAAAGAAATAATGAATTGTAAAATCAACTCTGTGCATAATTGGCGCTAATATTGGCGCTAATCTGATAAGAGCATCGGCACCCAATTGAATTGAATCACCTGGTAATACATCAAATGCACAACAAGGCATAAGCTGACCCATTTTGCCCGACATTTTAACATCGTGTGTTAAATCAAAGGTTGATTCCTTTGGGGTTTTCATTGCAACTTGTGTGAATAGTTGGTTTCTCATAGCCTAACTCCTCCCCTACTTACTGTGTAACTTCTTTTAATTTTAGCGCGGCGACTCCTTGAGCGACGGCGCATTCTGTATCTTGTCCTCATATTTTTAAAGTTTTATTTTATCTTTCAAAGTTATAACCTCCAAATTTTCTGCTTCTATCGTATGATCTATCTTTATAATTGCGATTAAAGTTATAGTCCAATTTGCCTGTTTTATGACTTGTAAACCTTTTTGGAATCCTTTGCATAACGTTTCCGTTTACCATACTTAGAAACTCAAATCCATATTTTACAGCAGTTGGAGAATCACCTAATTCTGAAAGAAATTCTATATCTCCTTCAGTTAACAAATTTTTATATTTTGCTATTACATATTGCTCGTAAAGCAATTTATTTTCTATGCGTTTGTTTCTATTCTCCAATAAAAACCTCTCATAAGCCATTTGTTTTGTTGGCATGTTTCTTTTCTGTTTTTCGGTTAGCAATCTACTTTGGTCTGTTGCAGCCATTAAATTCTTTGTTCTTAAATTGTCATATAATGGCTTGTCTACTAAATCTCTCCATTGTGCTTCTGTTAGATTCATCTGTTGTTGAGTGCGATCACTTTCAGATTTCATTCTTAAGACTTGAGCTTCTGTTAATTTAGTTTGATTCTTAAGATTTTGCATTGCAAAATAATTATTCAACGCTTGGGAGGTTTGCGAAATTCCTTGCTGGTATCCTTGTGTCTCAACTCGTGGCGCTTCGCTGCTTGTAGTGCGAACCATAGCAGAAGGGGTATTATTAGTATTACCATAAATTAACTGAGGGTTTAAACCAGCTTCTTTATATCGCTGCATTTGTTGTGTTGGATGATTATATGCATTAACTTTATCCCAATCGCTTAACGCCCACTCTCTTTGCTGTCTAATGGTATCGCGTTGAAATTCTATATTTCTTTTGTTTGCGCGCCCTTGGACAAGCGCTTGTAGTCCTCCTGCTAAGGCTGGGGCCCATATAGGGGCCGTTGCTACTAATGTGGCACCTACTGGCATTGTTGGTATTTCCTTTCTATGTTTTGTATCATATACTCCTCAAATTCTTTCCACTTATGAAATATTTCTGTATCTGTTTCTGCTAATTTGTCAATAAATTGACTTCGCATTGTTAGCCACATTACATAGGACGTTGGCAAAGTTGTTGGTTTCACATCTTCAATTACTGCTGAATCGTGTGATAGTTCTTTTTCCTCCATAGTCGTTTATTTTTATTGTTGTTTTATTTGAGCGGTGTCAAATAGCATTAATATATCAAGTATAATTAATGCTTTAACTCCGCTAATTGCTTTTTTAGGTTTTCTAATTCGTTTTGTTGATTTTCGGCCATTTTCTTTTGATTTGCGGCTTCTTCTTCTCTCTGACGTGTTATACGACCTTTCGTTTCCGAAAGTTCGTCAGAAGCGTTTAAAATTATTTCTTCTTGTTCTGCCAAATCAAGTCTGTTAAAATCTGTGGCATCTTCTTCTCCCGTGTAGATTCCGTCCAGATTTGGTGCGGATATAGGTAACCCTTTTACATATTTTGTTACCATTGTTTTTAAACTCATTGTTTGGTCTGGGACTGCCAAACTTGGCTTTGTAAAGACCTTAAACCTCGTCTTAGGTCTTTTGTGGTGTGTGTGTATTTGCATAGTGTCAAATGTATTGTTT